CTACAAAGAAATAATGTCCTTTACTAATTTTGCAAATTCAATATCTCCATTAAATGGATGAACATATTTGTAGACTTCCCCGCCATTTTCTAAAAAATAGTTTCTGTTTTCGTGTTCCAATTCTTCTATTGTTTCTAGACAGTCTACAACAAAACCTGGTGCAACAATTAATATATTTTTAATACCTTTTGATGGTAATTTTTTCAAGGTATCATCAGTTGCTGGTTTTAACCATTCAGATGGCCCAAATTTCGATTGATAGGTTTGATAATAACGAATATCTCCTAATTTATCCATTATTAATTTTGTTGTTTTAGTACATTCCTTCGGGTAGTTATCCCCATCTTTTACATAAGACATAGGAATTCCGTGGTATGAAAAAACGATAGCATCTATTGGACTTTCATTCAAAGCTTCATTTATTTTTTTTGAAAAGTAATCTATATACTGTGGATTATTGTAAAATGATCGAATAAATTTAATATCCACTATCCTATCACTTTTTATAAAATAATTCATAACGGAATCAAACACCGATCCTACCGTTGTCCCAGAGTATTGCGGATACATTGGTATGACATTGAGTTCTTCAATCTCTTTTGATAATAATGTATCTAGAGCAGTTTCTATACTCGGTTCACTATATGACATTCCGATTGTAACTTCCACTTCTGGACATATATTTTTCAAATTTTCCATTTGTTTCTCAGTATATTCCAAAAGAGGAAATCCATTTTCAGTACAAATTTTTTGATAGAGTTTTGCTGATTTTTTTGGACGTATATTCAAGATAATACCGTTCAAAATCGGTTTCCAAATTATAGGATGTATTTTTATTACTCTTCTATCTGATAAAAAAGTTTTTAAATACTTCCTTACTTCCGTCTTGGAAGAATCTTTTGGTGTTCCTAAATTCACTAAGAGAATTCCTGTTCTTTTCAAAATAATTCACTACCTGTCTAATTCTATTATCGACCATGATGAATTCGAACCATCGACCGAATAGTCATGAGCCGTTTGCTCTAACCAGCTGAGCTAATGGTCCAAGTAATAACTAGCTTATTGGGGATAAAATAGTTCTTACTAGTTATAGCTTAATATATAACAATTTTACTTTACTGATTTTCAATTTTCAACAAAAAAACGACCACCTTATTGAGAAAAGGCGGTCTGCGTGAAAAAATAAGAGTTTAAATATGTATAGATATTTTACAATATCTATTTTTTGAGTTCAATATTTTTATGTAAAAAAAGCCGCCTCATTGGGGTAAGGCGACAAGAGGTAGTAATAAAATGAAAAATAAAATTGTTTGGTAAAGATATTTTACCGCTTTCTTTTTTAAATTTCAAGTTTTCATTTTACAAAACAATTGTATTTTATTTATAATTCAAATATACAATTATAAATAAACACCTACTAAACATACACAACTTGGGGAAGTATTGTGCGTCTTCAGTAGGTGTTTTCTATATACACAAGATAATTTCGTTTTAACTACTATGATAAATTCGAACAATCAACCGAATGATTACGAACCATTTGCTCTAACTAGCTAACAATTTTTAAATAAAAATAACAGATCCTTTAACAAGTAAAGAATATGTTTAGAAAAAAGAGTATGCCATAAATCCTTGTCTTAAGTTTAACACAAAGACCCTAATCTAAACTAGGGTCTTTTTATTAATACATCGATAATAGTTTCTCATAACTAATTACTGTTTTTTCTTTTTTGTTTTTTGGCTTAGAACTGTCTATAATATTAATTACTGCTGAATTAATTAATAAAACAGCTATTATACCACTTCTAATTTCTTTTCTGTAAATAAATGATACTTTCTGTCCTTCTTCAAACTGTTTACTTTTATCTGATGGTATAATTTCTTTCCATTTTCCAAATCCCATATGATGATCTCCTTTCGCTTTCAACATTCAGAGCCTATCAATTTAATCTTATAAAAAAAACGTTCCAATTAAATTGGAACGTTTTACCAAAACCTTTATTATGCTTTAAAAATATTAACAGCTTGCATACCGCGCTGTCCTTCTTCAATATCAAAAGTTACTGCTTGTCCTTCTTCTAATGACTTAAAACCATCCGCTTGAATTGCTGAAAAATGAGCAAATACGTCATTGCCATCTTCACCTGTAATAAATCCAAAACCTTTGTCTGAGTTAAACCACTTTACTGTACCGTTGTTCATATATGTTTCCTCCTTGTGCATACCCTGTATGCGATTTGTTGCAAAAAATGTTTGATAAGCAAAAGGAGAATTATAGTCTTATGTATAGCGCTCTCGTTACATGTCAAAATTGATTACTTATTTATAATACCATACTATTTCCTATAAAGCAAATGAGTGTATTAAAACATGATGGACCAATACTATAAAAAGGTTATAATCCATCTACTCTAGACATGAAATATAAATATACGATACAAAAACCCCCTTGCACAATTATGATACAAGGGGCCTGTAGTCTTTTACTACAAGTAATTGCTTTATTATTCTAGCAAATTAGTTTTGTTAATTCAACCAATAAAATTATTCACAACTTATTAACAAAATTGTGTTTGACTTTAAATTAGAACTGGGATATTAAGGAATATCGCTAAAGTAGCTGTACTACAATTTTCCACTTATTTAAAAGGAAACTGTTCTCAAGTAATAGTAGCTTAGAAATAGGCTAATTCTATTTTTTATTAGGATAAATTCCGTACACATTATCCTTTTCATAAATTCAAGCTTAACCTTGTTATAAAAAAAGAAAATCGGTTATGATTAACAAGTAAAATCTAAAAAAACACCTACCGCACAGACAACTGCTTGGGGAAGTACGTGCATCTGTGGTAGGTGTTTTCTTATGTAATACAATAGCTTTAAACTAAGCTACGTATGAGTAAAATTAAAATGCTCCTACCTAAGGACTTGGCATAAGATAGGAGCACCTCTTTTCTAAATCGAAAAGAGTCATAATATGAAAAGGTAACTCTATTGTAAATGAGGTACCTCTAAATTTCAACCGATTTTGCAAAAAATCAATAGCTCAATGTTTGACCAGAATAAATCAAGTTAGGATTTGCTAATCCGTTTAATGCAGCTAAGGTTTGATAAGTCGTACCAAGCTTAGCTGCAATACTTGATAAATTATCACCGTATTGAACTGTGTAAATGTTGCTTACTACTGATCCATTTACTTTCAAAATTTGGCCAGGGTAAATAAGATTTGGATTTGTCAATCCATTTAATGCAGCCAATCTTTGATAGTTTGTTCCGTATTGATAAGCAATGCTTGATAATGTTTCGCCGTATTGTACCACATGAGTCGCTTCTGGTTGTTTATCAGGAACAGTTGCCGCATCTGGCAATAATTCAATATTGCCTTTGCTGATCCATGACAAGATACCTTCAAGCAATACTCTGCTCTCAGTTACTTCTTGTACTTTATAGCTGTTTCCTTTTACCCATTGCGGAATAGCTTCGCCAGTTGCCCAAGCATCAACACTAAATTTCACTTTAACAGTGTCGCCCACTTTAACATCGGAACTTGGCGTATTTTCGACTTCTTCACCTGCATCAATTGCTGGAGTTTCGGTTTCTGGTTTGTCAGTTGCAGTATACCCGTTATCAGTAATACCTGTTAAGTCTACGTTACCATCTAACCCACCAGCAATATAAGTGGATGTAAATTGCCAAATTCCAACACCATCCATACTTGGGAAATATGCATACAATGGTTCTGGCGTTACTTCATAGCTAGGATAGGCAGCAATCCATAAAGAATTAGGGAACTCTTTAATAATTCGCTGATAGTCCACATATTGTAACGTAAAAGGCTTGTATGAATAATACATTGGTGTATATCCTGCTTGTTTAATACGGCGCATACCATATAGGATTGTTTCCGTATTTGCGTTTACGTCAGAACTAGCGCCATGCTCAAAGTCTAAAGCAACGATGGAATTTTTAGGCGTTTGAATACGTGGCAAAAAGTAATCCATTGTTGTTTTCGCAATGTCCATGTTTCCCCAAGTGTCATACCAAATATAGGTATGCGCACGTTTACCTTGTGCAATAGCACTTGCTACTTGCGTTTTATATGTGTATTGTTCATAAATACCGCTAGCATTGTAGCCACCAATCTGGGCAATAGCGAATTTATCATGTGCATAGCCAAAACGGCCTTGTTCGCCTTGATAAATCGCCCAGTCAACGCCTTGATCTCCTTTTGCAGCAAATACATTTAAAGGCATAAAAAATAGAGCGACAAGCGCTCCTACTAAAATTTTCTTTTTCATTTTTATTTCTCCTTGTCTTTTAAATTATATGCTGACACACCTGTTACTACTCCTAAAAAAGTTGCAATGGCATTGATAGTTAAAACAGCCATATCTGTTTGCTGCCAGCCATAGGCTTTGCCTAGTGTGGCAACCAAAACAGAACTTGCAGGAAGTACCGTTAGCACGCCCCACTTGATGATTTTGTAATACTTGTCTGGTAATATCATTTCTAAATTCCTCCTAAGTATTTCGTGATTAAATAAACAGCAACAGAAACACCAATTCCTGCAATTGTTCGCCACGTCCACTTTTGATTCTCTTTTATTTCCGCAATATCGCCTTCATTGTTTTTGGCCATTGAGAGCGCTATGTCTGCTTTCTCTCTTAATTGTTCATGATTATCCAACTTTGTTTCAATCCGTGCCAAACGATCGACGATTTCAATTAAAGGCTCATCTTTCAAGTTATCGTCTCCATCCCTCTAACAAAAGAACCGCCTAGCTTTTGCTAAACGGTTCACCTGTCATTTTAGTAAATTCATCTTCTGTAATACAACTAGGCACAAATTCTGCAACCTGCTCTGGAGTAAATAGTCCCCAATCATACATCAGTTTAATGTCATCATATGAATACATTATTTTGCACCTCCGATTTGTTCTTTAATAGCATCAATTTCTCTTGTATTTTGAAGAGAAGTAAGCATCGTCTTAGAATTGATTTGTGCAAGTGATTCTGCTTTAGCAGTTAGCTTTTCATTTGCTTGTTTTAACTCACTATTTGAAACTTCTAAGCCATTAGCAAGATTTTCTAACAAATTCAATTTTTTTGTATAATCCTGTGTCACTGCTTCTTCCCATTTTTGTTCTGAAAAGTTAAAAAATTGGGATTGTTCATTCACTAAATTTTCTAGTGGTTTCTCCTCTACAAATGGCAAGGCTACAACATAATCATCTTGAACTTCGAAAATTTGAAATCCTACTGGGTAGAGTACTTTATATATTTTTTTCATTTTATTATCCACTCCTATTTACGACGCATAACGCCGATTTCTCTAAAAACAATTTTTTTATTTGCTTCATTTAATGTGTTTGCAGTATCTCCTGTAATCACTAAAGATGTACCAGTTTTAGAAATAGATATTTTTTTATACGCTATTGTTGGGTCTGTTGAAGCAGAACCTATCCATGCAACTGCTGGTAATTCGTATTTTAATTTCGTAATATTCGGAGTAACTGGTATTGAGTGAACAATACCGCCACCGTTATCGTTGTAACGCGAGAATATCAAAACAATTTCATCCACATTGCTGCTATTTGAAATTGTTACTGATTGAGATTCTGTCAAATAAGCTCCAGTTCCATCCCAGTAGCCTTTCACCACCTCATAGGTCGGTTTTGCATTAACCGATACAGATTTACCACCGATTTGAATCCCATCTTGAAAATTCTTTGTCCCTAACACAGTCTCGTTTCCAACGGCCTTTACTAATTTTCCTTCCACGCCGTCAATAGCATCTGCATGTGTTTTAAGATAGACTGGTTTTCCTTTTTCTTTTAATTGAACAATATCTGTTGTCATTACACTTCTCCTACCTTTTCAAATGTAATTGCTGGCAATCCATCTAGTTTTGTTTTATCTTCTTTAGACATCAAGCCATTTTTTATTGAGGTTGCAACGTCTGTCGTTGTTGCATTTTGTCCTGCTGGACCTTGCGGACCAATGTCTCCTTTATCTCCTTTTGGACCTTGTGGACCTGGGTCTCCCTTTTCACCTTTCAATACTTCTGGTTTCCCTTCCACAGCATTCCAATGTGTTTGAGGAAATACCTGTGTTCCTCCTTGTTTTACTTTAACAATATCTGTCATTCAACTTCCCCTACTCTCTCAAACGTAATATCAGGTATTCTGTCAATGGCTTCTTGAACTTTTTGGTCAACATATTGTTGATTCACTCCGCCGCCATCGCCACCACCAGTTGCTGAAATAACACCATCTTCTGAAATAGAAATATTCGCTCCAGCAGTATAACCTTTCAACTCTTCCAGTTTCGATTTTAGTTCAGTGGTGAAATTTTGATCTGTTTGCTTTACCGCAGACAACGTTCCGTCTTCTGCAATTTCTAACAGTTGGCCAACCTTTATTCCGCCCAGTTCATCTGCGGTAGCGATTGGAAGAATGTACACGCCTCCCTCGCCATTTGACAACCGTTGAAACATTTCAGCAGTGATAATACCGTCTGTTTCTTCTGTCGCATAAGGAAGTTCTGTCAGTGCATTTTCTAAGCCTAAATCTGCTTTAGTGATAATTACTGCCCCAGTGTATCCATTAACAGATAATACTTTTGATTGACCCGCAATAATTTTTTCTAATCCTCGAACAGCGGATGCATGTGTAATAGGATAAAACTGACGTTCCACGCCATTTTCTTCGGTTTCCATCATTCGTTTTACTTTAACCACTTATTTCACCCACTTTTTCAAACACATAAGCGTTCTGTTTTGTATCATCAACTGTTGCGATAACCAATGCCCCATCGATCGCAGGATAATCAACTGTTCCAACAATTTCTGTTTCATGATTCAGTGAAAAAGCATCATCTTGTAAAATAATCAAGTCACTTATTTCGCCATATTCTAACGTATATAAGCGTTTCTCTAATTTCTGATACAAATATTCCATATCTGCCAATAAACGTTCAGAAATTGAATTATGGCGCACTCCTTGAATGTCTACACGTGCATCCAT